GAAGCAGAAGCCATGTATTGGCGTAAAGCCAATGCAATCCACAAATGGTTTGTGGAAAACATTCAAGGTGGCGAAGATAATTGCCAGCGTTACTACGTGGAGCGTGAGCAATTAGTTGAGCTCCGTGATTTGTGTGCAAAGCTTTGCACACAAAGGGAAATGGCAGAAGAAACCTTGCCCACGGCTGACGGCTTTTTCTTTGGGTCTACTGAGTACGATGAATGGTACTGGAATGACATCGAAGGAACTGTGCAGGGCTTAGACAAAGCCTTGCAAGCGTTTGACGATAAATGGCAGTTCCATTACAGGTCTAGCTGGTAGAGTGTTGACACAGGGAGCAATCCCTGTGTATAATACAAACATGCCCTACACCTGTAGGGCATTCTTAAGGAGAAATGAGAAAATGAAATTTATAAATGACCATGAAGCGCTTGAGCAATATGACGAAATGCTTGACGAGTGTTACGAAGAGGTCCGGCTTGGTGGCCTGACCTTTTCCCCCAGCAGGGTTTTAAAAGAAATGGACCCAGTAGCATACCGGTGCTGGTTCAATGATTGGATGGACTCGCAAGACCTGACCACAGACGAAAGCGAAGCAGACGAAGAGGAGCGCCAGGATGATTAAGCCTCTGAACGAAACAGCCAGGCACGTGCTTGGCTTGTTGGACCAAACGAATTTCTCCGAAGGTGTTCGGACATACTCGGGCCGTGGTATGAGCGGGCGGGTATGTCTGAGTACTGAACTCAACAGCTCGAACGAGCTGTTCGAGCTGGGATTTGAGATGGCCCGAGCACTGTACTTTGATCGCGACCCGTCCGGATCAATAACTCCGGCGCCCCAGCTCGATAGCATGGGGCGGGGGTTCATTGCTTACTGGCCTGCAGCACTAGTAGAAGAAAGAGAGAGCCAAGAGGAATGACCACAGCAATAGTAATGTTAATAATTCTTTACCTTATTGTCTTTTATTGTGTATAATACAAGTACGGGAATAGTTCCCGTACTTTAAAGGAGAAATGAGAAATGACTGTTATTGAAACCACAGCAGTACCAACCCCAGTAGCTACGATTGACTGCAGTACCCCACTCACTCCATTGGAGAGTGTGTTCGATGCTCTGGTCAAAGCAGTAGCCAAGGAAGTAATGGCAAATGTCAGCGCCCATATTTTGCAGGGTGATGAGTTTGATATCAAGGTGCGGGAGCTGGTCAACGAAGAAGGTGAAGACCTCTGCGACAACTGGGCTCGTAACAACTTTGATATATATGATTACGAAGACACCATAAAAGAAATGACTGTCTGGGATGATGACGATATCCGTAGAATTATTAAGGATATGTCGTTTACTGTTTCCGTTGATTGATGTATAATACTAAGCATGGGAAATAATTCCCATGCTTACTAAAGGAGAAATGAGAATGTTAGTAGATGACTTAAGTAATTTCACAGGCACGGAAAACTGGTATCGCCATAACCTGATGCACGATACTGTTTATACTGACGGCGTAAAGTATTTTGCCGAAAAAGCTGGGGCGTATTGGTTCTTAGACATTGTGGATACGGAATTATTTCCGTTGCAAAAGAAAGAGGGTTTTCTTTCCATCACAATGACAGTAGCCAATGAGCAAGCGTCAATTGTTGCAACTGATGGAAACCTAACCACGCTCTGGAATAAGGAAATCAGTTTTACTGATTGCCCAGATGGAGAGTATCGTTTTTACTTTACTGACAATGTTTTATTGTTGACTTCTGAATATTGATGTATAATACTAATCACGGGCATATGCCCGTGATTACTTAACAGGAGAAATTAGAAATGGATAATGTTTATCAAATCAATGGTTATGAATCCCGTAAGGATTATTTGCAACAGCTTGCTGATGGCATGGGCATTGAGCGTTCAACTGTATTTGCCCTAGCTGACCTGCTGGGGGAAACTGAAGATTTCGACGGGCTAGTTACTAGCCTTGAAGATATTGGTAATACTGAAAATAGTGATGATTGGTTTTAGTATTGGTGTATAATACTTACACGGGGATAAATCCCCGTGTAACCATAGGAGAAATCAGAATGAAGATTACAGGTAAACAAATAGCTACTGAATGGGTAGCTTACGCAAAGCGTAACAAACTTAAGCGTAACACTATTAAGTATCAGAATCACCAGCAAGCATTTATCACGGGAGTGTTTGCGTGTCTGGCTCAGGACACGCCACCCATTATCACAATCTACGGATTGTGCGGGCGTGACCTGTTTGACCTAACACTAGACGAGGTAGCTGTCTAGTTGATTGTTGCTATCAGGGCGTGAGCCCTGATAGCCGATAGTTAATTAGAAATTAGCTATCGGGTCGGCTGACCCGATAGCCCTTGACTATGAATCCTAACTAGTTAGGATTCATATAGACCTTTTATAACCCTAACCCCCTAAAACCACCCCCTTATTTTTTTCTTGCTCTTCTCCCAATTTTCAGACAAACAAATATAGCTAAAACACAAATACCACCCTCTTGTTTTAAAAAGGGTACCCATACCCATAGGTATTATATTTTTTACAAAAACATACCTTTAGGTACAGTTTGCTGTACAGTCTTTTCCTTGCTATGATGCGCCTATGAATTCAACACCTGATGATGTTGCCGCCGAGATAGCGAGGCTAGAGTATCGCAAGCACCTGTTAGAGGCACAAGAAAAGTCTACGACTAAGTTTTTAGACTTCTGCCGTTACGTATGGCCCGAGATGATCGTTGGGCAACACCATAAAGAGATTGCTGAAAAGTTTGACAGGGTGGTCTCTGGCGAGTGCAAGCGTCTAATCATTGCGATGCCCCCACGGCATGGTAAGTCCCAGCTTGGGAGCTACCTGTTCCCCGCCTACCTCATGGGCCGTATGCCGCAGTCCAAGCTCATTGTAGGGTCACACACGGCTGAACTAGCGCAGCGCTTTGGTCGTATGATCCGTAACCTTGTAGATGATGAGCGGTACAAGGAGCTATTCCCTGGCACTATGCTGTCAGCAGACTCCAAGGCGGCTGGACGCTGGAGCACCTCCCAAGGCGGTGAAGCCTTCTTCATTGGTAAGGGCGGAGCGATGACCGGGCGAGGAGGCGACGTTATTATCCTTGACGACATCTTAGACGAACAAGACGCTATATCGGATACTGCCATGGAGAATACGTGGGAGTGGTATACCTCTGGACCACGCCAGCGTTTACAGCCGGGCGGCTCGATTATCCTGATTAATACCCGTTGGAAAACGGACGACGTAGCGGGGCGCTTACTTAAAAATCAGTCCCAATTAAAGTCCGATCAGTGGGAAGTGTTGGAATTTCCTGCTATCCTGCCAAGTAATAAGCCTCTCTGGCCTGAGTATTGGAAGCTAGACGAGCTCGAAAAAGTAAAGATGTCCATTGGTCTCCAAAAGTGGAACGCCCAATGGCAACAACAACCCACTAATGACGACGGGGCTATCCTCAAGCGTGAATGGTGGAGAAAGTGGCCCCATGAAGAACCGCCTGCTTGCGAATATATTATCCAATCCTACGACACCGCCTACTCCAAAAAGGAGACTGCCGACTATTCGGTTATCTCAACTTGGGGCGTGTTTACGCCAGATTCTGATTCTGGCCCCAATATTATTTTGCTTGGCGTACGGCGAGGTCGCTGGGATTTTCCCGAACTTAAGCGAATTGCTCTTGAAGAGTATAAATATTGGAACCCCGACAATGTCCTAATCGAGGCAAAAGCCACGGGAACCCCGCTTCAGCAAGAACTCAGGCGGGTAGGCATACCTGTGACTATGTACAGTCCCGGAGGGCGGAAAGCGGGTACCGACAAGATATCTAGGGCTAACGCCATCGCTCCAATCTTGGAGTCTGGGATGGTCTGGGCGTCCGAGGACGAGTGGGCACAAGAAATGATCGAGGAGTGTGCGTCCTTTCCTAACGGCTCAAATGACGACCAGGTTGACTCGATGTCCATGGCTCTTTCTCGGTTTCGCATGGGCAACTTCATTTCGCTCAATCTAGACTATGAAGATGACCAAAATTCGGATACTATTGTCCACGAGTATTATTAACTCTATAATCAAGAAAACTTCCCGCAAAGGCATATCATGGCAAGTCAAAACCCCAATCTCTTGAAACGTGCTTATGAAAATTTAATGGGCACCCCCGAGCAAAACAAAAAAGCAGCAGAGGACATGAAAGACTATCCTCCTGAGCAGAAGTTCCAAAAAATGATAGGCAAAGGCAAGAAGGAAGAAGCCGAAAGCAAAGAAGAGCCTGTCAAGAAGAAAACAGGTGGCATGGCGCTTAAAGCAGTAGACAAGAAAAAGAATCCCGGCTTAGCAAAACTGCCTACTCCTGTGCGTAACAAGATGGGCTATATGAAAACAGGTGGCAGCGTAACCATGGCAAGTCGCCGTGCAGATGGATGCGCCGTCCGTGGTAAAACAAAAGGTGGTATTAAGTAATACCCCATGGCCCAAGAATCACGGATCACGAGCTTTGAAAAGGCTCTCAAAGATGAAGGCATTGCAGGCACAAATCTTGAGTCTGTCGCCCGCTCTATCTTCCAACAAGAGAGCAGCTCGGGAGCCAACGTCAAAACCAGTAATGCTGGCGCCCGTGGTCCAATGCAAGTGTTACCTGCTACGTTTAAAGCCTACAACCCTCAAGGGAACATTGACGACCCCTACGACAACTCGGTAGGAGGTTTGCGGTACATCAAGGATTTATTCAGTAAAACAAACGATCTTGGCTTAACAGCGGTAGGCTACTATGGCGGTCCAAAGGCTATTGAGAAAGCAAAGCAAGGCGTTGCAGTAAGTGACCCTCGCAACCCAAATGCGCCTAATACGCTGCAGTACATGGAGCAGGTCATGGGGCGCACCAAAGGCAGCCAAGCACAGCCTACCCCTAGAGGGAACAAACCCCCTGTCAATCCTTTGATTAAACAAAAGATCACGGACCTCGGACCTAGCTACCAGGCGGCGCTTGCCTTAATGGCAAAAGCGGACGACCTAAATGAAGCAAGGGAAAAGATTGCAGAGGAAGAGGAGCTTGCCAGCGCTGGTGCGGATTTCTCGCAAGCCAAACAAATGCTTGCACAAATTAAACCCACATCACCCTTCCCCGTCCAAGAACCACGGCGCATGGCTGAGGGCGGTTTAATGAGTGCCACAATTGCACCAAGACCTGTTTTATCCTCTAAAGACAAAGCCAAGCAAGCGGAGTATCAAGAAAAGCTTAAGGACTATGAAGCACAACGCACTACATACAACACCGCTTTAGACAAGTACAACACAGAAATCTACAACCCCTATAAAACAAAAGTAGACGAATACAACAAGGCTGTGGATGCTTACCAAAACGTACCCCTCCAGCAATTTGGTGGTAACTACGTACAAGGATCAGGTCATTCGGCGGGTCGTTATTATGACCGCAATTACTATAACCGAGGTGGAGGAATGTACATTCCTAGGGCACCTGTTGCGGGGGATTACTTAGATGCAGTAGATCAGTACAACATTTTTTCGATTAAGCCGGGCTATTATTTTGAAAGTGGTTTTATTAAAGGCAAGCCGGGTTTTAATCAAGTTGCACCAACTGCACCAAACCCATTTGACTTAACCGCCCCAATAGCGTCGGTTACGCAAGAAGAGTTAGACGCATTTTCTAAACAAGCACAAGAAACAGCGCAACAAAACGCTCAACTTAGGGGCAGAGCGATGCAAGCCGTACAAGACCCTTCCCGTTTTAATTTTGGCAGTACAGCTTTAGGCGACATTAGCGGTTTTGCGGGAACTAGTACAAGACTGTTTGCAGACGGAGGGGAAGTCGAAAAAAAGCCAGAGCCCAGCATGGGCGAAAAGGTAAAAGGCACGGCTAAAGAAATTTTGCGTAGTATGCAGTACACCCCTTATGACCTCTTAGGCGCCCCTGTAGATATCGGCAATCTTGCTCTAAAAGGTGTAGACTACGTCACCGGCAGTAAGCTTGCGACTGAGAAGCCTGTAGGGGGCAGTGACTATCTGATTCAAAAGTCTCGAGAGCTAGGCATTGCCGACAAGCCAACCGGCTCGACCACAGAAACTTTGACACGCTTGGGAACGGGAATTATAAGTCCTACTGCCGGACCACGAGCCGTGGTTGCTGCAGGCAAAACCGTGAAGGGCACAGCTAAAGCAGCGCTGGAGGACTTAGCGATGGCAAGCACCGGACAAGGGGGCAGTAAGCTATCACAACAGATTATGGCTCCCGGTACAGCATTTGCGGTACGACCAAAAGGCGGCGTGTACCTTGGTGCAAGGTCGGTAGATGAGCCTTCTTTATCTGGTTTTGACGTCAAAGTAAAAGATTTTACGGCAAACCTAGACCGCAACGATCCATTGCAAAAAGAAGTGTTTAACTTCTTTGATAAAAAATTGCGCAACTACGTTACAAACCAACAAGGTACGGTTGACGATCCTATTTTTAAGAAGTTACTGGAAGGAAAGATTGAAAATTTTACTTATGAAACCCCTGAAAAATTTGCAGCAGCAAGAGCCGGTGACAAAGAAGCATTAAAGGCCGTGCGAGAAGCGTATGACGCAGCTGTCCCAGTAAATGCGTTTGTTGGCGGAAAATATGGCAAGACCAGCTCAGAACTATCTAAGCTAGAACAAAACATGGCTTCAAAAATAAAAGCGCAGTCCCCGGACAACTACATCACTGACTTAATGGTTCAGGCACGTAGAATGGACCCCACGGAAATAGAAAAATACTCTTCGCTTTATGGTGCTCCTGGTTTTAAACAGTTCTCACAAGAGGCAGAATCAGGACCGTTGCAAAGGATTTTAAATAAAACCGATTTGCCACCGCACTTGCGTAGGGCGATTGCAGAAGGTGAGCCTGTATATGCTATGTCAGGAATATCTAATGTTTTAATAGACAGAGTTACCGATATGTCTCAACTAAGAGACTATCTCTTAAATCGTACTCCTGCCGAAATTAAAAATATGGGTGTGGCTGACGTGGTAGAAAAGTCCGCAGAATGGCACGCTAAGTTAGCTGCAGCTCGGCGAGACCCTAAGAATTTTTCCCGCAAGCAGTTATTTGAGGGCACAGAAGACGTTATGCCCCTTTCCAACAATACAAAAATAGTAAATATAAAAACAAATGATGCCTTGGCATTAGAGGGCAACATTATGAAACATTGTGTTGGCGGCTCTAACTATTGCAATGGTGTAGCAAAAGGTGACATAAAGATATACTCCTTACGTGATAAAAATGGTATACCACACGCTACAATAGAGCTTCGTATGGGCAGCGATCAAAAGTATAATAACGTCTTTCAAATTAAAGGTATTAAAGACAAACCCGTAGAGGAAGAGTTTCTCCCCCAAATAGATGAGTTTTTAACTACATATTCAGATAAACTAGGTGACACCCCCTTAATCATTAATGAGAGTCCTCGGTTTTTACCGAAAACCTGGAGAGATAGATAAACATGGCTATTGAAAAAAACCGTCCAGAAGACGAAGAAACAATTGATATTGAGCTTCCTGAGATTGAAATGAAAACGCCAGAGGGCGACATTGAGATTATTTTGGAAGAAGATGGCGGTGCAACAGTCGAAATGGGTGAAAAAGACCACGAAGAAGTGCCGTTTGACGCCAATTTAGCCGAAGTAGTAGACCCCAGCGAGCTTGGTCCTATTTCCAGCGAGCTCATGGCGCTGTTAGACGCTGACAAAGCGAGCCGTGGTGATTGGGAAAAGCAGTATTCTAAGGGTTTAGAGCTTCTTGGCTTCTCATACGAGGAGCGTACCAAACCATTTAAGGGCGCTTGTGGCACAGCACACCCCATGCTTACCGAAGCAATCGTACAATTTCAAGCCCAAGCGTTTAAAGAACTCATGCCAGCCGAAGGCCCTGTCAAAACACAGGTGCTTGGCAAGGAAACTCGTGAGAAATTAGCCAAAGCAGAGCGTGTCAAGGAGTTCATGAACTACGAACTGACTACTGACATGGCGGATTACACTCCTGAGTTTGACCAATTACTGTTTTATGCAGGTTATGGTGGCTCAGCGTTCAAAAAAGTCTATCAAAACCCACAAACAGGCAAGATGGTAAGCAAATTAGTGCTGCCAGATGACTTGTTTATCCCTTACAACGGCTCTTCCATTATGTCGAAGTGCCCACGCATTACTCATCGTGTGCCAATGGACGCAAATGAGTACCGCAAGCTAGTCAATATTGGCTTTTATCGTGATGTCAACGTCCAGCCTGTCGTTAATTCGACTCCAGGCGACGTAATCCAAGACAGCATTGACAAATTAGTAGGTATGTCTGCCTCTGGTGAGCCAGAAGAAGTGTTTTTGTATGAGTTCCACGTGGATTGGGACTTAGAAGGCTTTGAAGACAAGGACGATGACGGCGAAGAGACCGGTGTTGCCCTGCCTTATGTCATTACCATCGAAGAAAGCACCAACCAAGTGGTTGGGATTCGTCGTAACTGGAAAATGAAGGACGGATACAAGTGCCGTAAAGAGTATTTTGTGCATTATGTGCTTGTAGAGGGACCGGGAGCCTACGGCCTTGGTTTTGTACACTTGATTGGTGGCTTAACCCGCACCGCAACATCCTCTATGCGTCAATTAATCGACGCTGGAACCTTGGCTAACCTGCCTGCAGGCTTTAAAGCTAGAGGCGCCCGTATTGCCAACGACGACGTGCCGCTGCAACCGGGCGAATGGCGTGATATTGACGCTGGTGGAGCTGATTTACAGTCTTCCTTGTTACCCCTACCGTACAAAGAGCCAAGCCAGACGCTATTTACCTTGTTAGGCTTCTGCGTTGAGGCTGGTAAGCGCTTGGCGTCGATTGCAGACATGCAAGTGGGCGACGGCAACCAGCAAGCAGCAGTTGGAACCACCATTGCACTCTTGGAAAAGGGCGCAAACATCATGTCCGCTATTCACAAGCGGATGCACTATGCCCAAAAGCTCGAGTTCCGCTTATTGGCTGACGGCTTTGGTGAATCCTTGCCTGACGAGTACCCATATGATGTACCCGGCGCTTCCCGTAAAATTAAACGTACCGATTTTGACGGCAGCGTCGATGTAATCCCTGTTGCAGACCCCAATATCTTTTCAACAGCGCAGCGTATCACTATGGCGCAGACCCAACTACAGTTGGCGCAGTCGGCTCCACAGATGCACAACCTGTATGAGGCATATCGCCGTATTTATGAGGCGCTGGGAACTAAAAACATTGACGCAATCTTAAAACCACAGAACCCAGACTTGCCAAAAGACCCAGCCACAGAAAATGGCGACGTAATGGACGGAGTCAAGCTCAAGGCGTTCCCTGGACAGCAACATGACGCTCATATTGTGAGCCACTTAATCCAAGGTATCTCGCCAATCCTCCAATCCAATCCTTTGGCTGCGGTGGAGCTGCAAAAGCATATCTTAGAGCATTGCCGCCTAAGAGCAGAAGAGGATGTGGAAGCAGAACTTTTCAAAACGTATGGCACAGACCCTGAAAACATGGTGTCTGACTTGCAAAAAGAAGGCATGATTGCCATAAAGATTGTTGAAAATCTTCAGCAGGTACGGGAACTTCAAAACCAGCTTGTGGGCGACCAAACAGACCCATTAGTTGAGTTGAAGAAGCAAGAGCTGCAACAAAGCGCCCAGCGAGATCAAGCTAAGACGCAAGAAGCCAGCGCCCGCCTCCAAATGGAGCAGATGGACAAGCAAAAGCAAGACCAAATTGACTTGGCTAAAATCCAATCTAACGAAAAAATTGCAAATGAACGTATTATGGCTATGTTACAAAAAGGAGCCCAAAATGCCTCTCAAACCCGGAAGCAGTAGAAAAACAGTTAGTGGAAACATCCAAGAACTCGTCGACACATACCAGTCTAAGGGGCGTATCGGTACGAGCACTCCTAAGTCTAAAAAAGCTGCGGTCAAGCAGGCGGTGGCGATTAGCCTTAAAAAAGCGGGCATCCAAAAGAAAGAAGAAGGTGGCTCGGTTTCGTCGGCAAAGCCCCGTAATGTGGTGGCTAGTCAGAAAAGGGCTATTCAAAAACGAGGGGGGACTGTTACGTACAAGCGTGACGGAAAACTTCCTGTAGGTATTTATTGATTTTTTGAAATATACTGTGTATATTCACAGTAACTAGCTATCAAGAGGGGCTAAAAGTCCTCTTGCAACATGGTAGGAACCATGCTCAAGTTTACAGAAAACTTGCTACACGAAATTCGCCGCATGCGGCAGGATACGGAACAACTCGTAATCTCGGGGTCCATGAAGAATATGGAACAATACCGCCAGATGATGGGTAGGCTTGAGGGCTACACTTTTGTTGAGCAGGTCGTACAAGACATGCTTAGGAAAGAGACTTTTGACTAACCCTGTGGAGAAAACCGTATGGAATTGACTGCATTAGAGCAGAAATGGGCAGACGAGAAGGCAGCAAGAGGGCCTGAACTTGATGACGCCTATAACGAAGATGGGCAACTAGAGCCCGATAGGATTGAGGAAGCGGTTTTAGACCGTATTCCAACTCCCACAGGATGGCGTATTGCTGTCCTACCTTACAGGGGCACAAATAAATCTAAAGGCGGTATTTTATACGTCGAAGAGACCAAAAAGCAGACCCAAATAACCACAGTATGTGGTTACGTCTTAAAAACTGGTCCTTTGGCATATAAAGACGAGAGCAAATTTCCTACGGGAGCGTGGTGCAAGGACGGTGATTGGGTAGTTTTCACCCGATATGCAGGTTCCCGTATTGGAATTGACGAAGGTGAAATCCGAATCTTAAATGATGACGAAATCATTGCTGTTATCAACAACCCCGAAGATATTTTGCACATGTAAGGAGCAACAATGGGACAAGTAACTGAAAATCCGACTTACGACATCGAAGTAGGGGCAGAAAACGCACCCGAAGTTCAAGTCGACATAGATGATGAGGGCAAGGCAGAGATTGTAGAAGACCTTGCCCCAGAGCCTGACAAACCAGCCCTAGCAGAGCCCGTAGACAAAGAGCCTGCTAAGGAAGAAGCCAATAACCAGGGCGAAGAGCTCAAGGAATACAGCGATACCGTTAAAAAACGGATTGATAAGCTAACTTCTAA